TGCAACAACTGGGCTGCATAGTCTTGCTTACTGAGGTCTTCTCGCATTTGTGTGAGTTGAGTCTCAAGGTTCTTGATATGCTCATCAGCTTCAAGTTTACCTTTAGCAAGAACTTCAGGGTCTTTCCAGTTATCACCCCTTGTCTCTACGAGCTTTTGCAAATAAGAATCACTAGGTTGTTCCTCTTGTTGCGTCTGCTCTGGTGTAGTCTGAGCTTCCTGTGGTTGGGTTTCTTCAGACTTTGCTTCATCAAATATTGACATTATTGTAATTGATCCTTACGGTTGAGGTCTATTAGTTTTAGAATGTCGTACAGAGCAGCATTGTACTCATTAACGGCAATCTGTTTTTCAGCCCATCCTGGACTGTAGTCACGTACAGAATCTTTCTTATATAGAGTCTGTTCGATAACTTCCTGTAACTCATCGAATGCATTCTTGTAGTAAAATACTTCTTCGATGCGTTTATTCTTTTCCTCACCCTTTAGACCTTTAGTCCAAGCTGAGTGCATTTATTTCATTACCTTCTTTTTCTTAGGCATTGGTTTTTTAGTCATTGGCTTCTTAGGAGCCTTCTTCTTATATGGTTGACCTTTTCCTGGCATATTAAATCCCCATTTCTTGTGCAGCCATTAGTTCTTCTTCGTTAAGCATCTCTGCTTCTTGAGCCATTTTCTGAGTTTCTAGTTGTTCAGTTATGGTTATGTTTTCACCATACAACGTTGGCTCACCTAATTCGTATGCAATAATACGAGCTAGTTCTTTACCTGATAGGTGTGGTGCTACAGTCGGGTCTTGTGCTTTCACTGCAGACAACTGTATCAGGTTCTGTACTCTACGAGCACGTTCAGCAAAGTGTCTTGCTCCTACAGGAACTATCTTACCACTTGCTGTAATATCTTCTCTAGTAATTTCTAAGAACTGTAGAACACCTGAGTCTTCATCAGATACCCTTACTATGTCAGCACGATTCATGTAACGTCTAGCTACCTCAAGCATTGCATTCAACATAGGCTCTATGAATGTACGCTCGAAGTGTGCAGCCTTGTGTTCGAAGATACGTGACGCTGAATTCTGTAAGGTCTGTACTTCGAAAGCAGTCTTCTCTCCTGGAGTACGGATACCCATAGCTTGTCTAGGAGCACCTGCCATCTCTTCCATCTTATTCTCTAAGATTTGTATCTGAAGGTCAGCGTTTAGTGCAGTAGCGTCAGGAGCCATGTACCCTACATCACCCTCTTCACCCATGTAAATTCTAGCTCCAGGCTCGAAATCGAAGTCCTCTACATCACCTTTTATTTTTAGTATTGGGTAAGCAATCTGATCAAAGACATCTGCCTTGAGGTTCTCTAGGTGATCAATCCTGTACTGCATTCCTACAAGATTATCTAGTGGACCCATTGCGTATAGGTTATCTGGACGGTTACGCCACCCACTATGGAAGATAGGAGCCTTACCCATCCATGATGGATTCTCTTGATTGTCTAAGACATGAGCACGATCTACGATAGTAATCACACGGTCTGACATTAACTCACCAGACTCTTGATCGTAGATGTCACCGTAGAATGTCATAATCTCTACGTAGTCTGATTCGTAGTATTGCTCTATGCTTGTGAAACCATCAGCAATAAAACCTTCAGCTTTCTCGAAATGACCATCTGTTCCTCGTACATTCTTACGAGCAGACATCATCTTCTCGAACACACCGTTAAGGTACTTGTTACGAGGATCAGCATCTACCATACGCTTGATCTCACCCAAAGACTTAATACTTTTAATTATCTTTGGTGAGTCATCAAATGATGCAGCCGTAGGATTAAAACAAATGTCGTATGGTGATACACGTAAAACTCTTGGTCCTACATACTTCGGTATAAACTCACCATCTTCTTTTGTAGTGTAACCATCTTCCCACTCAACCATAGCGAAACAGTTACCGTAAAGAATCCAATCCTGTATAAGATTAGACACTGTGTTCATTAGGTCAGACTGTCTTACCTTGTTTTCCATGTAAGACTGAATGATGTCACGTTTAGCTTTTACTGCAGCATCTCGTGAGTCAGCTTCCCACCTCATCCAGTTCTGTTGAGGAAACAGAGTAGCAAAGTAGTTAGCGTGAAGGTTATCTGCAATCTGTGTTATCTTCGGTGTAGTCGTTGTGTTAGACCAAGGAAGGATTGCGTTAGCTGTTGTGGTTGTGTCAGTAGCGTAAAGGTAGTTACGTAACTCTTTAGTACCCTCAACCCAATGATGTCTTAACTGATGCCATAGTCTCCACTTATCTGCGATCTCTACGGCAAGGTTATCTGGATCGATAAGGTTTTCAATATCAATAGTTTTCATTACCTACTCCCTGCTCTGAAACGGCTATTCGCCCAGACTATATTACTATCTCGTTTCCTGTTAAGGTTACGTGTTGGACGTACAGCCATATCAACTGCAGATGCTAGAGCGTCAATTACGTCATCATGTGGTGGGTTACGAGTAGACAATTCGTCTTCCAAGTGTTGTGTGTTACCACCACGATAATGCCACATTTGAAGATTATCGTATCTAGGTTCTAGAACCGAAGCAATACGCTCTTGTTTATTACCTTGTTGTTTGTTAGGTCTGAACTCATCAATACTTAAAGCTAGACCGTGTTGTTTAATTAATTCTTTTAGTTGTTTAACGATTGCCATCTGAGCTACAGTAACTTCTGCTCTTAGCTTTCTGAATGACCACTTGTTATGTAACTCAAAGATGTGATCGAAGTACTCAGCTATACGATCAGTCTTGAACCTGTCAATGTCTAAGACGTATACGTTGTTGTCTGAGTCAACACCTATAAGAACGAGTGCAGTGTAGTCAGCCTTTGATCTTAAACTAAACGCGAAGTCAATAGCCCCGAAGAGATTTAGTTTACTATCTTTGTAGTGCCAGTGACCATTATCTAAGTGTAAGTGTTTCCTGTCGAAGTACTGTATCTTATCTCTAGTTACTGGTACGTTATCAGGATCACTTGGATCATTGTAGTACTGTGCTTTAAACTGTCCTTTGTCTAAGTACTTACCACGTTTCTTAGCAAGAGCAGCAATATCGAATCCAAACCACTTACCGTCTTTACGTTGTTGTTTAGGCCACAAGAATTGTCCAGTACCGTCACCTTGATCTTCTACAGGTTTCTCTAAGATTTCGTATATATTATCTTCACCTGTTTGTTCTCCTTGATCATCGTAGAGAACTTCTTTCATTTCCATCAAGTCGTTGTACAAGTCTTTACTGTGGTATCTCGTACCTACAACCCACTCCCTAGCATCAACACCTTCGATAGATGATAGTAGTGAGTACTGACTTGCAACCTTCGATCTACCTTCAGATGTCAAAGCATTCTCAGCAACTACAACATCATCTAGTACAGCTATGTCACAGTGTAGTCCTGTTAGTGATGTAGTGAGGCCACCTGTGAATATACTTGGATCACGAACATTTTCTTTCTTACGTAGTGGGTGATCTAAACTAATCTCTGAGTTAGTCCACCTTGTACGTTTACCTTCTTCTTGGTGTATATGATTAGGCCAATAACGTCTATAGACTTCTGAGGTAAGTATACCTTTAATGAAACTAAGTTGTTTCTCTGCGAGGTTAGCTGTAGCTGATATATACAACACACGTAGAGTTGGGTCTTTGGTTAGTTCCCACGCTACCCTGTAAGCAATTAGTCTTGACTTACCGTGATCTCGTGGAAACAAAAGTAACTGATAGTTTCTAGCGTCTTCTCTTGTCCACCACTCTATGACTTCTTTGTGACAGTCACCTAGTAATTGTTGAGGAGCTACTAGCTGTATGAAGAACTCTAGATCATTCTCAGCTGCTTGTCTGATCTGGTCTAGTGCTTGTTTAGCCATGTTAGTTCCTTACGGTGCTACAGGCCAGTCATCATCTGATAAGTTAGGCCATTCATCTAGATCAGAAATACCACGTAGCTCTTGTCTGTAAGTAGCCCATGCAGTCTTTACTTCGTTACTTAGTGGGCTGTCGTTTATCTGAGTCCAATCACTATCAACTAGAAGCTTGTTACGTGTAGTCCTGTGACCTTCTGCAGTCTTAGCGTCTAGTCCTGCTTGATAAGCAGCTTCGTGTTGAGACTTTGTAGTAGTTGTCACATTACCATCATCGTCTTCTTCTGTCGTATCAGCAAACATATCCCTTGCTACGTACTTCTCAACCCAGTTGTCGTTAGCGTCTTGCTCAACACCATCACGTACACTTGTTTGATATGCACTTGTTGTAGCTGCAGGACTTGCTAGTACAGCGTCTAGGTTAAGTGAGTCTAGCGTTGCTGCTTTCCAGACACGAGGCAATGACATATGAGCAAAGTCTGCTCTCCATTGCCCTTGCGATTTAACTTCGCCTGTAGTTCTTTCACGATATTCTGACATCAGTTGATACTCCTTTCGTCAGTTGATTATAGTTCACGCAATGGCATAAAAGATATATGTTTTACTACTACCATTTGTATCGTTGTCATTACCTGTTAAAGCAAATCCACCGCTATAAGGGTCTATCTGATCGTCTGATGATTCAGCATTTGTAGAATTTAATCTTAAATGAGGCTCACTCCCACTTACTATTCCCCTCACGCTATCAAACACCATCCAATTAGTTCCACCAGTATTTGTACATTTAATTAAAACAAACCTAGCACCTGATGAAAAACCACAATCTATGTTCTGATCTGATCCTGTTCCAGTATAGCTTCCCACCTTGCTTACACCTGCTACGGTAGCGAAAAGGTAGGCTATGTAGTCTTCACCACTAAGATTTAGCCTATTACTATCACCTACAGTAAAGACATTAGCCGCAGGTTCCGTGTCGTTCCAACGATTATTAGAAGTAGTCTCTGCATGGGTTGTGTTTAGTCTTAGAAATTTAGTTGCTCCAATACCAGAATGATACACCATCCAATCAAAGCCATTTGAGGAACTTCGATCCTTAATCCAAATCATCTCAGGTTTAACACCAAGATTATGACTTATGGTTCTTGCGCTTCCTGTACCTGTGTAAGCAACCACATCGAAATACGAGGGTGCACGCTTCCACATCCATGAGTATTTGCTAGAGTTTGAACTTAGATCATAAAACCAACCATCCATATAATCCCAAGAATTAGATGCTGCCGCAATCTCCGCTCCTGTCGTGTTGGTTCTTAATGCTGTTTCTCCTGTTAGCCTTGATGCAATACGTGCATCGGATTCACCAGAAACATTACGTTCAAACGCCATATCAACAACAAAGTTACTGTCAAATCCTGGTGCTGTACTGTCTAACGTATCAATACCAAAAACCTTAGTCGCATCAGTTGGTGCAGCTAGTGGGCCTCTGCGTATTGCCATATATATTATGTTTTTATTAGCAAAACCACTTACATGCTCAAACCCTGTTGACGTTATATGTATTCCATCTTCGTCATATTCAGCAAAACTTTGGTTAGCAGAAACTGCTTTATTATACGCCCCAGAAACAGGTGTAGATCCCATAAAACCACGTATATTATCAATAATTTTCCAATCAGCCGTATCATTAGCAGGTCTATAAATAATCCACTGAGGTTCAAACCCAAGGTTAATACTGGCTTTTGCTGAAGAGTTCGTAGAATAGCTACCACACTTAATAATATCTTGGTCACTATCAGGGCCGAACTCACCGTCATTATTGTTGTGTGCGAATAGGTAGGCAACGTAGGTTCTGCCTGAAAAATTTACTTCGATATCATTACCTACTGTAAACTGCGTAGAAGTAGGTGCAGTATCGTTAAAAGCACCACTATATGTTTCTTCTGCTGAATTAGCCTGTAGTTTTAGTATTTTAGTAGCACCAATGTCTTTATGATAAACCCACCAAATTCCAGTATTACTTACGCATTTTACAATCATCATACCTACAGTTGTGTCAAGACTATGGCTGATGGTTTTACTAGATTGACCATCCCCAGTATACGTCACAACATCAAAAAACTTAGGGGCTTTGCGGAATGTCCAAGAGACGTAATCTTGACCATTAGCGTTACCATTAGCACCATTAGTAAACCCATTACTATTAAAACTAGTAAGGCCTTGAGACTCTGTTGCCTCTGCATTTGTGTTATGTGAAAAAAGTCTTTTAGTTGCACCACGTGCTGTATCATATAAAAAGTGGCCCTCAGTTGATACACGATCTTTTAACCAAACCAAACCACCTTCGCCACTAAGATCAATGCCGTTGGTGATCGTTTGTGCAGAACCAGTTCCGTCATACAAAAACGTGCTGAACACCTCGTCTACATCAAGACCTGCACCTCCTGCACTACCTGCGGCTGCTTGGAGTAATTTCTTTTTACTTGCCATGTTGGTTTATCCTAACGCTTGACCTGCCGTAAATCCGTACCAGTTCGTACCGCCATCCCTTGTGTAGAACACAAAGACATCTTTAGCGTTTGCTGTAGCTGTAAGAGTAGGTGCTGTAGCTGAAGGCCAATCTACTGCTCCAGGCCAAGTAATTGCGTATCCTGAAGCACTTGCGTCTTGTATAACTTCTAAACTAAAGCTGTAAGCTGTACCACTTGCAGGTGGGTTACTAAAAGTAAATGTAGTAGCCTCTGTGAGTGTGTGACTAAAAGCATTACCTGTTTCACAGTTTAGTGCAGTAGCAGCACTACTCGAAGTAACAGCTGCGTATGTTTCATTGTAAGACTTAGCTTTGAGTTCTTCTGAGAGGTTTACGTCACCGTTAGCATCAGCTGTAACTGTCTTACTTGCCTGTGATGTACCTAGTGTTGTAATGTCATTGTAGTTTAACTCTGCAGCTGAAGCAGTTACACTCAAGTCTCCTAGTGTAACGTTACCTCTAATAAATGTAGATAGCTGAGTACCAGTTACTTTCTTAGTTGTACCACTCTCGTTTACTTCATACTCTTGAGCACCAGAAGCAGAACTAGCAGCGGTCATTTGAGATATTTTAATATTAGCCATTGTTAATAAGCCCTCTTCCAGTTGTATGCGTCTATCTTGCTATAGATAGCTAAAGGATCATCCCATGATCCATCTTGTTTAACTTTAGGTGTGAACTCTGTCCACTGCCCATTCCATTTAAAGTATGCTGTCGAACTAAATGCTATGTAGGTATAGCTAACACTCATAATACCTTCTGCAGCATTAGGTAGAACATCTGCAACAATTCTTACGTCACTAGCTTCAGTTATTCGAGTATCACCTGCTTCTGATATACGATTATAAGTATCTTCAGGATCAGCTGTAAATAGACCACCATGAATAAAAGTAAATCCATCATTAGCGAATGTACCTGCACCTGATAGAGATGTTGCTGCATTTCTAGTTACATCAGCATCAGGAGTTATCGAACCACTTGCATTGTAAGAATTAGCTACTACAAAAGAACCTGTAGCCTGTGGACTTATTGAACCTGTACCAGTAAGGTCAGCATGAGCTAAGTCTCTTACGACACCTGCAGTTATGTTACCGCCACCGCCAGATAGACTTACAGCTGCAGGTTGATTCAAGGTAGCTACTGTACTGAAGATTACAGCATCGAAGTCTTGAGATACTCTTGAGTTACCTGCCTCATCTGTTCTATCGTTAGAGGCTTCATCTATCCTGTAGAAACCTGCACTCGTACTTAGACTAACAGAAGCAAACTTTAGTTCTTCTGTGATCCGTGTGTCATCAGCTTCAGAAAGCCTACTGTCACCAGATTCTGATATTCTGAAGCCACCTGCCATTTGCTTTATGCCATTGTTAGATCAATGTTACCTGCAGCAAATGTTAGTGTGTCACCATCAGCAACAGCTTTAGATGCAGTCAATGCACCATGCCACAATAAGTTACCTGATGAGCTTGCATCGAATATCCCCATGTGTGTTACTGTACCGTAGTCTCCACCTGAAGCAGTAAAGCTTACTTCACCTGAGTTACTTGTTGTACCACCTGGAGATGCTGCAGCACTGAATGCAACTGTTTTACGTGTGTACCCACCTGCAGATACTTCTGTACCCCCACCTGCGTCATTAGGTGCAGCCGTAAACAAAGCTACATACCAGTTAGTAGGTCGAGTAGCCGTACCTGTTGTCATTAGAAAGTCAAGTAGTAACTTCTCTGCGTAATCTGAAAGAGCAGCCATTGTTGTATCCTTTTATTTTAACTTGAGACTTTAAACCAAATGTCACCGTTGTTACCGCCTGTAGGAGAAGCAGTGCTAACAGTGACGTTATCTAGAACATTAAGAACATTCACACCATCTACATATATAGCTTTTACATTTAGAAGATCATTATTATTTAAGTCTAAGTCAGCATTCATAGCATTCGGTAAACTACCATCTCTAGATAGTGTATTGTTTAGAGCAGTATTAATATTAGTAAAGTTCTCATTTAACTGAGTCTGCGAAGCATACCCTGAAGTAATGTTATTTACTGTAGCTGTCTTAACCATTCGCTTACCTTTATATGCTAGTTCATTAGACCTTGATCTTTTAATCTTTTAAGATCGTTGTTTACACCTGCTCTCTCGAAAGCTTCTTCAGATGTAGATTTATCTTTAGCGTTCTTTTCTTTTCGGGCTGCTCTTCCGTCTTCTCTAGACTTCCACTCCTCGTTAATAAGGAACTTAGCTGCAGTAAAGCTACTACGTCCACCCTCTTGTATTTCTTTTACTACAGACTCAAAGGCTAATGATTTGCGTTTAACCTCTGCCTCTCTACGCCACTTCTCAATAGGTTTCCTGAGAGGTACTGTTGTTTGCATCTTCTCCCATACTTCCCAACTCCCAAACACTGAGTTAGCGAACTGGTATTCTGTAGGGTCCATTGTCGCAAAGGCTATGTATAACTTACCTAGACACGTAGCAGGTCTACCGTTAGGCATCACTATGTCTTCTTCTTTGAGAGTAAACAAAGCGAACTCTGGATCATCATAAGATAACTCGTAGAATAAACTCTTGGTTCTTATTATTCCGTTATCTGTCTTTAGTTGTGATAGGCTATACATAGACATGGTTATCTCTCCGCTTACACTTCCCCTATACTTATATGTTAACATGGTTTATGGGTGCTTGTCAAGTAAAAAAGTTAATTAAATTCGTAAAAAATCTATTGACTACAAGATTTCTTTATGATACCCTATATACTTTAAGTAATATACCTTACAAGTATTTGTGTTATAAGTATTATATTATACTTTAAACAAAGATACTTAAAGTAACTGTGTTATTAGTATTCTTAAATACTTTAAACAAAGATACTTAAAGTAAGGTACTACAAGTGTACACCGCCACCCAGAATTATTGTTGAGTAGGCCAATGTTTTTCTGAGATAATTTTATGTTGTATTGTACAGTACAGGGGCTACCCCCTAACCCCCTTGCCGCCCCCAGAACAAAGCAAGAACAAACACACCCCTGGCAAGAACAGAACCAGAACGTGATCACAAATACAGATAGGTCAATATTCTTGACGTATTAATTCGTGATCACATCCTAGTTGCGAATGATTATCAATAGCAATTTGTAGTGGCAAAACAATAAAGGTAAACACTCCTTACCTATCGAATTGATCTCATTGAATTAATTGGTAAGTACTTCTTACCTATCGTGGTTCTTCTATAGGGTATATATTATAATGTATATACTCAATATCTTACTGTTGCACGAAAGACACAGTTACCAGGTTTTAGTTGATTATTTTAAAAATACTTAAATTAGTTGTTGCATTATCTGTTTTTAGGATTACTTAATTAACCAACAGCAAAGGAGTAAATAACATGCAACAAGTACACATTAGCAAAATGACAGGTAAGCTTGACGGGTTTAAAGCTATCAGCACCAACACGATTACAAACGACTACTGCAACAAGCAACACGTCAAAGGTAAGAAAGACGGTAAGAACATTTGTGGTGACTGCTACTCTCACGCTATGCTCAATACGTACCGTAAGAATATGCAAGCCTCGTTGCAACGTAACAGTGACTTGTTGTCGAGTAGACCACTAGAGCCGCAAGAGATACCACGAGTTGTTGACGCTATGTTTAGGTTCAACGCACATGGCGAACTAATAAACATGCAACACTTTGAAAACCTAATGGCTATTGTTCAAGACAATCCTTGGTGCACGTTTGCATTGTGGACTAAAAGAACTGACATTGTGTTTAGGTGGTTACGAGACAACGACAAGCCTAGCAATTTACAGTTGATCTACAGTAATCCTATGAAGTCGCACATTATGAGCAAGCCACCTAAGCATTTTGATAAGACGTTTAACAACGTGTTGCAAGATGAGCACACCGATAAACAAAACTGTACTGGTCAACGTTGCAAAGATTGCAGACTGTGCTACACTGTGAATAGTATCACAACTATAGTAGAAAAAGTTAAGAAATATTAATAAGGAGGAAACACACAATGCGATTTAAATGTAATATAGATATGGACAACGATGCATTCGCACACGATCCACACTTGGAGTTAGCTAATAGCATTAAACAAATATCAAAAGAGGTTGACGAATTTGTATGTGTTGAACGTACCAAAACAATACGAGATTACAATGGTAATAAAATTGGTACTTGGAAAATTATAGGAGGCTAAGACAATGTACACTGAAGATGAAAAGATATTGATAATCAAAGACACAATAGGTTTTTGTAGGAGAGCAATAGTCAAAGCAATACAAGACGATAAGTCGGAACTACTCACTGCAAAGATGATGTTAGAAGTAATTGAAAATACAATGGAGGAGTACAGCCCATGGACAAAGAACTAGAATTTTTTATGGATCAATTCGGATTAGTCGAGTTGAAGGAGTACCAAGTTGATCCTGAGTTTGATCAAGTGAGTGAACGTCAATTATGCATGGCTAAAGATTACTTTAGAAGTCCATACGATGAACAAGGGGAGATGATGTTCTAATGATATTTTAAGTGTGACATTTGGGTTACACAAAGAAGAAATAAATATAATGACTATTTACTTAATTGAATTACAAGTCTATATGGTAGCAGTAAGTCTACAGATAATTAAAAGGAGAATATACAAATGAGAAAAGAAATAGTAATCAGTCTTTACGACTACACAGGCGAGGCACTCAAGCCTTGGGCAGAGCAAGGTTATCAATGTTATGCTTTTGATATACAACACCCAAAGGAAGGGAGAGTACATGAAGGTATATGTTATCAATACGCTGACTTACACGACTTCAACACACATAGAGAAATCTTTAATGAGTTCAATGGTAAGCGTGTAATCTTTGGTATGGCATTCCCTGTCTGTACTGACTTGGCTGTATCAGGTGCAGCACACTTCAAACGTAAAGCAGAGCGTGACCCTGCGTTTCAAAACAAGGCTGCACAACATGCGGTTGACTGTGCTCATTTGTTTGAGGACTTAGGGTGTCCATACTTCATAGAAAATCCTGTGTCTGTACTGGCTACCAAGTGGCGTAAACCTGACTACAGTTTTCATCCGTATGAGTATGGCGAGTACATACCTGACGATGAAGCACAACATCCAAGGTGGCCTAGTCACATAGCACCTAAAGATGCTTACCCAAAGAAGACTTGCTTGTGGACAGGTAATGGTTTCACTATGCCTTGGACTGATCCAGTAGAACCCGAAGACGGACACAGTAGACAACACTTAAAGCTAGGTGGTAAGAGTATGAAGACAAAGAACATTCGTAGTGCAACACCAAGAGGGTTCGCACAAGCAGTGTATGAGTTCAACAGTTTATAATTGAGAGGAGAAACTAATGCCATATATACCAACAAAACAAGAAGAAGCACGACAGAAGAAATGGAAGACAGAGAAAGAAAGAAAAGATAATATCTTGAATACATCTTTTGACAAGCTAACTATGAAACAACAGGATGCGTTCAAAGAATTGTGGAGTGCTCTTCACGATTGGGATAACGAACTAGCTGAGATGGATGGTGATTGTTATGCATCTACAGAAAGAGCCTTACGGAAAACCCGATGGAAGTTATACCATGCTTTCCCAAATGTAACGCAGAGAAAGGAGGAAGATGATGTCTAGTGTATGCCAGAATATCTTAACTATTAGCGGTGGTATCGAAGTCATAATAGCTATAGAAAAAGCCTGTGATGATGGTACTTTACTGGAATATCTTAATCCAATCGGTGAATGGGAGTACGAGAAAGCAGTAGAAATGTGGGGTACAAGTCGGGAAGCTTACAGTATTGAGTGTAGTCCACCCGAATTAGAGGAAGGAGATTGGTGGGTGCATATCTCATTCGATACTAAAGATGGCCCACCTATCACTGCATACGAGGCGGCAATGGAAAGGTTAGGTGTAGGACTGTCAGCCTCGTACTACAATGACACACATATCTTTGTTGGTGTATTTGATGATGGTAAGGACAAGAGATACGACATAGACTATGATGATGATTGGTGGTTCGCAGATATACCTTCAGACTTGAGGTGGGAGTTTGACTTGGATGGTGAGTACGAGTACTACAGAGAATGTAAGAGAGAGGAGTTGATGTAATGACACCAAGTCAATCAGCAGAGATAGAAGCAAAGAAAACATTCGAGGGTTTCATCAAGTGGTCTAAGGTTTCATTCTACTGGATCATGGCTATACTAGTTATACTAGCATCATGTGACTTTGGAACGGACACAAAGACAGGTAGTCAATACAATGGTGAAGTCTATGCACCAACTAACATAGGAGATATGTAGTGGAAATATTAATTTGGATAGCGGCATTGATTATTTTCTTGACGATACCGATGCCACCACACCAAACAATCTGGACTGGAAGATTATTGGTAATTGTATTTGTAACAATATGTATAGCATACTCATTGAAGGTAATATAATGAACATGAGAACAACATTCGGAATGGATACCCAGGATTTACCTAACTCTTATGTGATCGTAGCAGAGAAGGAGGACGGTACACTTGAGGTATTAACTAAGAAACTAAACATAAGAGAGGCTAGAAATCACTTGGAGATATTCAACCTACACATAAAAAACGAAGAGTTTGAGAACATAAAGAAAGCTTTCATATTTAATTTAAAGGAGGTGGCTTGACAAATCAGTTTAGTTGTGATACCCTATCTTATACTTAAAGTAATATTGTTTTAAGTATAATAATACTATAAACAAATATACTTAAAGGAGAGAGAGAGAGACATGAGATGTTATTGTTGTAACAGAACAGACGCAACGTTCAAAGATGTGAGGATGGATAGATACTACTGCACCCTATGTAAGGATGAGATAAATGTAACAGTCTACAATCAATACGGTTTAGATGATTTATATAGAGCGTTCAAGATAGACGATGTTCAGGGTGAGTTAGCATCACTATTTAATTTAAAAGAAAAACATAAAGAATAGTATTTACTTTGTTTGTTTTTCGTAGTAACATATAAGTATGGAGATTAGAAATGTTAGAAGTTGGTGGACTGTTATGGTGGCAATGGTGGATACTTATCATGGTTACTATCAACACTGGTATAAATACGATTCTGTTTTTCAAACACAGGCTCAAGGGTAATAAAAATGATTGATGTAACTTTAATAGATAGTATGGGTAGTGACTTGACTGTAGTAAACTCTGCTCGTGTAAGCTTCAACAAGAAGAGTGATTGGGATGAAGACAATACACTTACGGTGAGTGACGGTATTCTTATATCGTACCTCGCAAGACATAAACACATGTCACCTTTTGGACATTGCTTTGCTACCTTCCATGTCAAAGCACCAGTGTTTGTAGCTAGGCAGTTAGTCAAGCACAAGTTCCTAAGATGGAATGAGGTTAGCCGTAGGTATGTAGATGATGAGCCTGAGTTCTTTGATCCATCTGTAAGCGTATCACGATGGAGAGGACGTGCAGATGATAAGAAGCAAGGTAGTCGAGGTGTTGTAGAAATATCAAACAATATGATTAGCACATTAGCGAAGCATAGTATGTGGTGTAACAAGGCGTACAAACAATTACTTGAAGAGGGTGTAGCACCAGAGCAAGCACGTATGGTATTACCTCAAAGCACCATGACAGAATGGTACTGGTCTGGTAGTCTTGACGCATGGTTCGATATGTGTAAGCTACGACAAGGAGAGGACGCACAAGAGGAGACACGTCTAGTTGCTAACTCAATTAGTATGGACATGAGTACGCTGTATCCTAAATCCTGGAAAGCTTTGATGGAGAATAGTAGATGAGTGAACAGTACTGTACAACAAAAGGATTAGGGTGGGCTTTCCTAGTATGTGTATTATTTATACTAGGTGTACCTGTGGGTATGTGGTTAGCGTTGGAAGGATCGTCATGGTACGAGA